TTTATAATTAAATTATTATTTATATATATGAAGGTTTCAGGAAATATAAAATATATTGTAATGATTATTTTTATTGTATTATTTTTATATATTATAAATTCTAGAGCTAAAGAAGGGTTTGACCCTAATGCGTTAGTAACATATGACAGTAATAGTCCTAAAAATAGTCATAACGTAGACGTAGTGAATAATCCTTATAGTTGTTCCAACTTTTGTGGTCCCAAAGCCACTTGTATCAAAACAGGAGAGCAATGTACTTCAGACGTAGATTGTCAAGGATGTCAGCCGCCCATAACTGCTCCTCCAACATATTTAACAAATACAGAAGTAAAGCCATTAGATGATGCAGGCAAACTAACATGGGGACAAACGCCTCAATATTCATCACTTACATCTGATATTGGCTCAAGAGCCACTTATGCAAAACCAGGTTCCCTAAATGAAGAAATTGTTCGTCCATATGAAGGTTACGATAAATGGACCAAGTCATTTAATTATGGTCTTGAATTAGCCGATAAAAAATTAATATATCAATATTCTCCAGAGCCTGAGGAATATCGCTCTATGCCTATATATCCTGTAACAAGATCGGCAACCGGGCTTTTCTATGACACGGGACCAACTGCGGCAAATGCGACGATGTAAATGAAACAAAATTATTTACTTCTTCACTTTGAAGAAGTTGTTTTAAATAATATATTATTTTGAATTTAAAGAATTAAATATATTATTTATCAATTATCGATTCTTTGGCAACTTTGCTGATTATTTTTTCATAATTTTTTAGCTGTTCTTCTGTTGTTAGCCCTGACATGGAATTGCCTACTATTTTTAAATATAAATCGTTTTTTCTTGATTCGGAGTCAGTACAATCTGGATATTTTTTCTTCCATTCATTGATTTGTTTTATATTTTCGTAAGCAACTTGTTTTATTGCCTTTTTTAAAATAGGCTTGGTTTCTTCTTCTTTTATCCATTGATCATCATTTTTAATGTATAAAATTTCTCTTTTTAAATCTGAACAATGTATTGGTCTTTTATTTATATCAAGTTCTTTTAGATTCTTATTCATTATCCTTGAAACACCCTCAACATAACCTAATCTTCCAGTTGCTTCCAAATCTTCCAATTCTACCTTAATTGAACTAACAAATTCACTTATATTTAAAGCATCCTTACATTCTTCATTTAAAAAGAACTGTAGGTTGAATGTTTTGTTATGCGAATTGTTAGTGTTATTTGTAATGTTTAAATTATCTTTCTTAATTAATTCTAAAATTAAATTTTTAAATTCTTTATTTTCTTGAATAAGCATTTTAATTAGTTCGTGTTCTGTAACCAAATTTGCTGTTGGTGGTTCTGGAGATTTTTCTGGAGATTTTGGGGAGATTTTTTTATCGTCTGGTGGAATTGTAAAACACGTTTTTTTATGTCTCCATAAACCTGACCTATTTTGATATTCTTTTTTACATATTTCACAATATATTTTTTTTTGTAGCTTTTTGGCTAATAAATCGTGCTCTGCTGTTCTTTTCGTATGTTTTGCTGTTAAAATATGTTTTTGCCATTCACTATTTTTGTTGCATTTATAGTTACATAAAGTACAATGAAATTTTGCGGAGATTTTTTGTTGCGGTTCGGTTTCCAAATCCATTTTATATAGCAACATAAAAAATATTCCTAAATCCTTTTTTTTTGAAATAATTTATTTTTTATCGTAACAATTTTTTTCAATTAAAAATATAATTTACAGCATTTTGCTCACAAGCGCTTTTTTTATACCCCCTTTTTCAAGGAGATTTTTAGGTTTTCAAAAATGGACATTTTTAAAAATGTCCAAAATCGAAAAATCTTTTTCCAAATTTATGTAAAAAAGTGAAAAAAAACCTGGTTTGGACATTTTTAAAATATCGTGTTTCACTGTGACTGATTTTACATCAAAAAGGTTCCAAATTATAAGATCTAAAGCATTTTCAATAACATATTTGTGCGGATTTTCATTAGCCTTACCATAAGTATGCTGCTATTATGCTCTTGTATTTTCTACAACAAGTCTTATATTTTGTGACGATATATGCTCACAAATATTTTACCAAAGAATGCTAATAAATTTACATAAATTCATTTCGTGTTGCTCACAACCGGGAAATATTTTAGAACAGCATTTAGGCTCAGAGATTGTAATATTGCTATCAATTAATATATTTTTTAAACGATTAATTATTAATTTATCACTAAATTTACTAAGAAGGTCGGCGTACCTTAAATCATCAGGTCTACCACTAGGAACATAATAAGTTAGTGTGTAACTAGTTAGATTTTGACTAGCTAACTCTATAACTTTATCTACAATACGCTGAATTTCTTCATTGAATGCTTTATTCATATAGTACTGATGTAACCCCCTTAATTGGGTTCGTGAATATATTTCATGTGTTAAAACAAGGTAAATACTTGAAATAAATAAGATTATAAATATTTTTAAAGAATACATTCTGTCTTTGATTTGTTAGTTATAATATTACTAAGGATGGTAATATTATATTCAATTTTTTTGTTTTTATTTAAGTAGCATAAGCTAATCCACAGTTACCACCAATAAAGATAACTTGGTTAATTCGCTCTTCAAACAACGTCATGTTAAAATTATAATCATAAATACGCCAAGTGGGTTTATTGATGCCAATAATATCGCCTGTCGCAGGATCACAAATAACCAAACTCTGAGCCAATGGATCTAAAGGCGGAATAATGGTAGTAAATTCCATTTCAATTTGGTTGAATCGGCTCATATTAATCGCACCAGATGGCTGTAAATCGGAATTACTAGAGTTTAAACAAAAGTTGTAACAATATAGACCGGGAGGAGCATTACCGCTAGTCCGAGTATACTTTTCAATATAATTAAAAACACCAGCAGGCTGTATGTTTTCTCTGTAAGATCCATCTAACAAAATACCCATGACTACTAAAATATATTTGTCATTTTCCGGAGTATAAGTGGGTGTAATTAAAAGACCAGTTAAATTGCCGTTAGGATTCACGCCAGGACCAATATTTACAGGAATTAATTGTCCATTAGTATCTGTTCTATAAATGGTATATGAACCAGATGCTGGAGCAGGTATGACATCTTGTGGCATATAATTGTATGGCCAATTAGTATAATTAGACCACTCATTGCGTAAATTAACATCACTGCGTTGAAAATAAAACATCCAGTCAACAACCATTCCTAATGAATCTACTTCCACTTTGTTAGGTCCAGTTACATTATAAAAACGCTGTTCATGGACTTGTTTAATTAAATATTTCTGTTCTTCTAATGCGAAAACACGTTCTTCTTCATTAGATAAAAAACAATAGGTGCAATTTAAATGTACATCGGCATTCCATAGAGTTCTTTGATCCGAATATGAATTGATGCCAATATTTATGTCAGGTGGTGGCTGTAAGAAACGATAAAACTGCATATACCAAGCATTAAAATTAGGTGCTACATAAGGGAAATTAAATGTACTATCAAACACATCACGTATTTGAAATAATTCATTAATAGGTCTTAATGTAATATTAATGTGTAGCTCATTATATTGAAGCGAAGTTAACGGAAATGCCATTTGAGTTTTTAATCCAAACCAATTATTTAACGGAATATATAAAATGCGACCTCGTATAGAAGGTTCAGGACCAGCTAAAGCATCTGTATAATAAGCATTAGGATAAGAGTTGACACGAGAACCGGCATTCGCAGGATCATTTAATTCGGGAACATTTCCAATCATTTCATAAAAGAGTATTTTTTTTTCTCCAGTAAAATCACGCTGAACAGCGGCTAATAAATAGTCCCCAGAATATTCTTGAAGCGTATAATTACCACAAGTAATGCTAATTTTAGAAATCATTTTTGCTCCTAAATTTTGTATCCATTTGAATTCATATGGAACCCAGTTTTGACTGTTGACATTTTGTGCTGTATCATTATTAGGGTCTTGTGGAGGTAAAATAGGGCTCCAAATGTTAGGTAGAACAACAGAAAGATAACAATCCATTAATAAATCGGCATATCGTGGAATTTTAAATGTATAAGTAGATTCTTCAGATAATCGCAATGTTTTAGAACCTTCAAAATCAACTCTGAATTTTTGTAATCCAAAATTAGTATATTGGGCGAAAGTACTTTTAAAAAAAGTTTTCGAAGGGTTACCATTTAAAATAATATTTTGTTGCCCTTGAGCAACCAGTTGCATTAAACCACCGGCCATAATTAGTATATATAGTTATTATTTTTTAATTCTTTATTTGTTAGATATAATAAATTATAAATTATATTGAATAGCGACAAAAGTAAAAATATTATATTAATATAAATATATGTCTAATAAACTGGATGATATAATGAATCAAATGATGAATACAAATGACGCAACCGCAATATTAGCTTTCTCAGTACTAACAATAACCATTATTGTTATAACCATTTTTGTATATTTTTATTATGCGGGTTCAATATTTACGAACGGAATGAAAGCAAGAGATTGTAGTTTTATGGATACAATGTATGGGACATTAAATGGTAAAATTATATCAATTCAACCTGATAACGAAATGTATCAATATTCATTAAGAGATTATTACATAAAGTCTGCTTATAACGCATGTTCAGGCGGAAATTATAAAAATGGTTATGTTGACACGTGTACATTAAAAAGTTTACTTAAGCAAGGTGTAAGAGGACTTGATTTTGAGATATATTCCATTGATGATCAACCAGTAGTTGCCACATCAACATCAGATAACTATTGTGTAAAAGAAACATTTAATTCGGTTTCATTTAGTGAAGTATTTAATGTGATAAGAGATTATGCTTTTGCGAATTCAACCGCTCCAAATCCATTTGATCCAATTATTCTGCATCTTCGTATAAAAAGCACAAATCAAAAAATGTATTCAAATTTTGCGAAATTATTGGAAAGTAATAATAATATTTTAATGGATAAACAATATAGTTTTGAATATTATGGTAAAAATTTTGGAACTGTAAAATTATCGGATATGGCGGGAAAAGTTGTAATTATTGTAGATAGAAGTAATACATCATTTATGGAGTCAGAAGCATTTTATGAATATGTAAATATGACAAGCAATTCAGTTTTTGCCAGAGCACTTCATTATTATGATATTGTTAATGCGCCAGATATGGAGGAATTAATAGGATATAATAAACTAAATATGACAATTGGAATGCCGGATAAAGGTTCAAATCCCGAAAACCCTAGTTCTATTACGATGCGAGCATATGGCATACAAATGCTTGCGATAAGATATCAATATGTAGATACAAATTTAGAAGAAAATGATGTATTCTTTGATGAGGCAGGACATGCGTTTGTTTTGAAACCTGAAAAGCTGCGTTATATACCGGAAACAATTCCTGCGCCACCTGCGCAAGACCCAGCTGTATCTTTTGCGACTCGTACTGTAAGCTCAGATTTTTACAAGTTTGAGATTTAAAAATTATCAATTTTTAAATAAAACAACTTAAAGTTTTTAAATTATGTTATAATATAAAGATGTTTTCTTTTCTAAGTAGTTTAATTGAAGCAAGAGATAAATGGTTACAGTCAAACACGGTAGTAAATACTGCGCTTTATTTAAATACAGATTTAAATACAAATACCGCAATACAACCTATTATAAATAAGTAAATAAAACAAAATAATATTTCATTATATTATAGATAATATAATGAATAAATACGAAATATGTAAGAATTTAAATTTTTCAGACTGTGAATTAGCCATATTAAGACAAGCTGTAGATACAGCAGAAGAGAAAAAAGGAAAGACTGTAGCTAATTCTCCGGAAGTAAAGCGAATCATAGGAATTGTCGAAAATTTTATAAGACATAATAAATTAATTTGTTATGGTGGAACAGCCATTAATAATATACTACCAAAACAAGATCAGTTCTATAATACAGATATAGAAATACCAGACTATGATTTTTTTAGTTGGAATGCGTTAACTAATGCGAAAGAACTAGTAGATATATATATCAAAGAAGGATTTGTGGAAGTAGAGGCAAAATCAGGACAGCATCATGGTACATATAAAGTATATGTGAATTTTATTCCAGTTGCGGATATATCATATATTCCCAAAGAGTTATTTAACGCATTAAAAAAAGAAGCAATAAAAGTGGCAGGAATTTTATATGCGCCACCGAATTATTTACGAATGAGCATGTATTTAGAACTATCTAGACCGGATGGAGATGTATCACGTTGGGAAAAGGTATTAAAACGCTTAACTCTTTTGAATCGTAATTATCCATTAACTGCGCAACAATGTTCACATATAGATTTTCAAAGGAAATTTTCAACTACAAAAGAAGAAGAAGAAACAAATAAATCAGAAAAAAAAGAAGAGACAGATGAAAAAGAAGAGACAGAAGAAATATATGAAACGGTAAAAACAACATTAATGGATCAAGGTGTAGTATTTTTTGGAGGATATGCTGTATCATTATATTCGCAATATATGCCAAAAAAATTAAGAAAACAATTAGAAAAAATCCCTGATTTTGATGTATTATCAGAAGAACCTTTAAAAACAGCTCAGATAGTAAAAGAAAGATTATTAGACATAAATATTAAAGGCGTAAAAATAATTAAACGACCGGCTGTAGGTGAAATAATTGCGCCTCATTATGAAATCCGTGTAGGCAAGGATGTAGTCGCATTTATTTATGAACCATTGGCATGTCATAGTTATAATGTTTTAAAGCAGAAAGGATATGAAATCAAAGTGGCAACAATAGATACAATGTTAAGTTTTTATTTGGCATTTTTATATGCGAATAGACCGTATTATGATAAGGATCGTATATTATGTATGTCAAAATATTTATTTGAGGTACAAGAAAAGAATAGATTAGAGCAAAAAGGATTACTAAAAAGATTTAGTATTAATTGTATGGGTCATCAGGAAACAGTAGAAGAGATGAGAGCTGCGAAAACAGATAAATTCGCTGAATTAAAGAATAAAAAAAATGATCCAGAATATGAAGAATGGTTTTTAAGATATAGACCATTAGATAATAAAAATGATGATAAGGAAAAAACGAAGAGTACAAGAAAAAATGGTCCAAAGAAACCAAAGAAAACAAAGAAAAAACGAGGATTCTTTTTTTAAATTAAACGCAGATAGATTTGAATAAAAATGTATATAAAATGTGAACCATTTTTTTAATATCATAATTGGTTTTAATTAATTTTTTAAAAAGCTTATTTAAAACATAAAAATAATGAAGAACAAGAATACTAAGTTGATAAAATTTAATTAATATAAAATATTGTAATTTAGTAATTATAGTTTGGTCATCAATATAGCTACACATGTTAGAATAATAATTGGAAGAGAAAAATGTATGAGTATCAATTATACCATCAATAACGCGATGTATATTATTTTTTTCATTTTTAATAGATATTAAAGAAGAGACTTTTTTAAGATTAATAATATTAACATTAATAATTTTTCTATTTTTTTTGGGTTTAAAAATATAAGGATATAATCCATCCACATATTTGCCGTTATAAAAGATAGATTTATCAATAACATATGGAATATAACAAGAACGACGAATAACATCAAATAATTCATCAATGCTAGAATAAGTAGATTTCACAAATTGTTTACCTTTAGAAATGTCATTATATGTGATAAATAATTTGCCGTTAATTGTATCTAAAAAATTGGCAGGTAATTGTTTAGTTAAAAACGCAAATACATCATTAAAAATATCCATATTATAATGTTTTTTAAAAATACAAAAAGGCCATAATAGATCCGATGCTACATCCGGATACCCTTTCAACTTTTAAAAATCGTTTTTTTTCCATTTGTTTGATATAGTTTAAAAAGCCAAGTTGATAGCTGCCATTAAAAACCCCTCCTTCAAAAACGAGGTCAACTTTTAATGGTTTGTTAGTTGTACCTTGTAATTTTGTAAGATATTGATTGGGAATATTATTTACAAGTTGATTAATATATTTTTGTAGCATAATATGTTTTATAATTTTATTATAAAAATTAATTTATAATAAAAACGAATCTAAGTTTATATAATTTGAAGGAATTTATAATTTTAAACCTAAGCCAAGTTTTACATAATGTGTAAAAGGACGTTTATCCTTCATATGACATATTTTAGTGTCCGCAAATACATCAAACCATGTGACTTCTTTTTTGCTTGTTAATGTATCTTTGATTTCTCCACCATAAGCTAATAATCCTAAAAATATTAATATATAGATGATAATATATAAAATATCTTCTATTTTATCAATAATGTCAAAATGACCTTTTTTAATTTCAAATAATCTAACTTTAAATGGATAATCTAAAGTAATCCAATGGTCATTATATTCATCATGTAAATCATTTGATTTGAATTTATTATTTTGTGTATCTTTATTTTTTATATAAAAATTTTTATTTAATTCTATAAAATAAATTAAAAATATTAAACCTAACACCGCAAATGTAACATTAAAATCAAGTCGTGTTGTTATTAAAAATACAAAAAGGCCATAATAGATCCGATGCTACATCCGGATACCCTTTCAACTTTTAAAAATCGTTTTTTTTCCATTTGTTTGATATAGTTTAAAAAGCCAAGTTGATAGCT